ATGAAAACTAATTATGTAGGAGTAGTTGAAAAGATTAGAATGTTAAGTATGCACCCAAAAATGCTAGTTCGATTCTCATTAGTAACACAGGACGAAACTATAAACTGTATCGTCTCCAAATACGAACTGGCAAATACGCTACTAATGTTACCTGAACAATCTGAACTAGCTGTCTATGGTCATTTGAATAAAAGAAATCAACTTGTAATTGATAAAATGCTTGTAAGAAAATCTTTAGTAAATGCATAAAAAATAAGCCTCACTCTTATCTAGGAGCGAGGCTTTCGTTATGGACCATACAGGACTCGAACCTGTGGCCTAACCGTTATGAGCGATTGGCTCTAACCAACTGAGCTAATGGTCCTGAAAACAAAATCGCCCACAATCTGTCGTATGATGGTGGGAGATTTTGCCATTAATTGAGATTCAATAGTGAATGTCATCACTGAATAAATCATACTATATAGGATTTTTTCTGTAAAACAAAAACCGTCCCTTGGCAAGGACGGTTTAAGTGAATGACTCCTTTATTGTAGGTCTAATATACTATTATTTTTACTTTCAGACAAGAATTTTTTATCCATAAATTAATTTTTCAACACTTTCTGTGTACAACCAAATAAACTCGTCAGGGAATTGCACATGTGAAATTGTTTTTCCATTCAAAGAGTGTTGTTCGGTAATAATCCCTACGGATGACGGTTGAAAAGAAAAGTAGTCGCCGACTTTTAATTCTTGATCCGGTGTATTCTCTCCTGTTGCTGGATTGATTTTATCAATATAGGCAACGTTAATCCCGTTTTCTGTCCAGTCAAAATCTGGCTGTCCCAACACATCATTTCTTACTTGCCAAAGTCCGTTCACGAACTGTAAGTCATCTACTCGGTATCCATAACGTCGCTTAGTTGGCTTAGGTGCTGGAGGAACTGGTGGAGTGGGTTGATTGTTCTGAAATCGCCAAACCTCAATGTAATTTGGCTTGGTAGCCGCATAATACTCATCCCAATTATGCTGAGTAATCGCTGTTCCTGGTTGTCCTCCGGTCCAATAATCACAACTAATAAAATCAGTAGCGTTCATCATGACACCAACGTGGCCGCCAGCTCCGCCGCTTGAAGACATATCAGCTCCCCAACTCATGAGAACAACATCTCCTTTTTGTGCGTGCCAATCTTGATTCACCGAAATACGTTGATACCCGTTTTTATCTAAATAGTTTCCTAGTGTTACCGTTGAATACAAGTAGTCATAGTTTACTCCTCCAGAATCTTTAATAGACTGCGTCATTGATCCTGAACAATCCGCTGTTCCATCAGCTCCATTACGAGAACCAACCATAGAATAGGTTATTTTTCCGACTCTCTCTAAGAACCATTCCACACTCAATTGATTATTTAAGCCCATTGTAAGCACCTTCTATCTCTTTTTCGATTTCTTCATTTGTTACTTCTGTTTTTGTAGCCAATGCCCACTCATTCATTTTTGCGACAGCCATTCTTTTTTTTGTTTGATTTGAAAGATCTTCTTTTTCTAACACCAAAACGATCTCTTGCGCTTTTTCTGTTAGTGTCATTTGTCATCGTCCTCTCTATCTGATGGTTTAAAACTGTCAATAAACCGCTGAAATAAATCCGTTTTTCCGCCTATCTTTTGGTAGTTTTCCATGATGGATTTTATTTCCATTAATAAGTAACCAAGGTAAAGCGTGTATAATAAAGCAACTCCTGCACCCCCGGGCACAATAACCGACAATGGAATAAAAAATACGAGTAGGAAAATACTCGTTAGTTTTCGTAAAATGCCGTTAATGCCTATTTTTGATTTAAATTCAATATCTGGGTTGATTTTTGCCGCAAAGGTTCCTGTAAAAAAGTCAATGACCATCGCCGTGCAAATTAATGCTAAAATGAATAAAATTTTCGTGTCTTCTGTTTCTAAAAAATGTCTAAAGTAATCAAACATCGTCATAAGTTCCACCTTCCAATAATAAAAACCGCCTAGCTTTCGCTAAACGGCTTATTCATATTCTTATTACACAGAATAAAGTTTTGTAATCACATAATCTTTCGCTGCAGTTCCATTATTCTTATGTCCTTTAATTTCTGTATTTGTTACATAAATATACTTATTGAATTTCGCACCATTTAAAGTCTCCAAATGATGAACAATAGCCACACCCGAATAATCCACCGCATGAGTTTTGGGAATAAACATATAATTCAAATCCCATGGCTGCGCTTTTCCCGTATTACTATCATAGGGTTGGTACAATGCGACCCAACCTGTAAAACATTTGTCTAAAGGTATACTTGGTTTCACAGACTGAGTCTCATTTAGATAGGCTGCGCCTTCCCAGATTTTTTTCCCTACGTTTAATAACATTTCCATTAAAGAATCGGTTAAATTCTTACCTGATATTTGTAGTCCGTCTGAAAAATTCTTTACACCTGCGATTTCTTGATTATTCGATAAATTAACAACACTATCTGTAGTAGCCAAAACTTTGAACGGACTATTTTGAGAAGAATTAGGAGAAGTCGTTCTAAATGCAATTAAAGGTGTTGCTAACGAATTCATTCTAATTTCTTGATACATAGATCCTGCAGTGCCCGCAATGGCATGTTGATAAACATATAGAGCAGAATATTTAAATTCAGGTGGCAAATCTGCTTTGTCAGTCATTGTTCCCGCAACTGTAGCATCTAGATAATAAAAACCAGCATAACCTGATAATTCTTTAAATGAAGTTACTCCCTTTGGCAAAGGTAGACCTGAACCATCATCATTAGTTAACTTTTTATTTTGAATGTCAAGGTTTTCCGTTTTACTTAAAAATCTATTATCAGCTTCCTGTTTCGTATAGAAGTTTCCCTCTTTAAACTTTTCAAGTGCTGCATCAACTTCATCTGTTACTGACTTCCCAATGGCTGAAATGCGACCTTCTGCATCCACCAATATATCTGTTATTTGTTTTTTTAGCGTATTTAAATCTACCTTGATCGCTTCAATACGTTTTTCAACATCATCATAATCAGTATTCATTTTATTTAGTGCAGCTTGATATGCTTCATTCAAAGCTTTTACAAGTTTATTGTATTCAGTAATAATTGTTTCAGCTTCTCCGGCATCAATGTCAGCATTTCCTTTAACAATGATTTTAAAGTCTCCCGTAGTATCTCTTTTCCCATCTTTTTGAAACGAAAAATATGCCCTTTTGTACGTCCCTTCTACGCTAAACGCTGCACTAGGAAACGTGTATTCAAATGTTCCTTTTTGCAATTCAGCGTTATTAGAAGAGACGTTTTCAGAATCAAAAACTTTCACTTTTCCGCCTGCAGGTTCTCCCTCAAAGGTAATGATTCCACCCGATAAATCTGGTATCTCATCTCGTCGAGAAATTTTCACAGTAATTGTTTGCATTTTTTCATCGCCGACGCGTCCATAAATAATCGGTGGCATGATTGGATCCTTTGAAAAATCGAGATTTAATATCTTATTCGCCATCAAATCCCTCCTCTATGATATTTTCTTCTATTCTTGTTAGGCTTGTTTATTTTTTTTTCTAATTGTTCAATTTTTTCAATAAGCTGTTTATTAGTTAAACTGTTAAGCATCACTTGTTTATTCATATCTAAACTTAAATAGTGGTCTTCATTATGTTTAACACTTAAAAATGGTGAATATTGAGCAATTAGCCCAAGTTCTCTTTTATTAGAAGGCTGTTCTATTGGATTATTACTTTTATAGTTTTGCTTTCTATCAAATTCCACAAAGTTTAACTTTTTGGTTTCTTTGATACCATCAATCTTCGTATCTGTTATATTCTCCTTTAGCCGAACATCTGATTGATTTAGAATTGAAAAACCATTCATGTTTAAATTAGAGTAAAATCCTAAGTTAACATTGTTATTCACTGTAAATTTTGTACTAACACTAGTATTTACCAATGTTGAATTTTTTATTTCTCCAGACCCTCCAACATAACTTCCACCCATGTTTAAATTTGATATTTGAACCCCTGCGTCAAAAACTGTAAAGTGTCTCTCAACATCGTTCCCTGAGACTTTTTTTGCTCCGACACTTGCTAACACTCCTGGTTCAGAATAAATATGGATTTCTTCTTTGCCTAAAGAAGTAGAAAATGCTCTACCCAGACCTCCTAACTTATTTAAAGTGCCTTCTTTGTTAAATCGCACACCATCAGAGTTTAGTTGCATCAATTCAATTTCTCTAGAATCATATATTGAAAATTTGTTAGCATCCATTGTTGATTTTAAAACATTATTATTGTAGTTCTTGATAGCTCCCTTTGACATTATAATTTTGTTATAGCCACTTTCACTTGTAATGTCACTACCTGTAATTGTCACACCTATAATGTTAATAGCTCTCAATGTTCCTGTAGCCATCCTGTCTGCAACAATTAGCCCATTATTTGTCATTGCTAACTCATAGTTACCGTTATATCCAGTTGAGCTAAATCCCAGCCCTCCAACATTCCATCGCCAGACTTTTCTAGCAGTATTTATTCTTGTCGTATCCATAATTAATAGTTCTTGAGGATCTGCAAGCGACGGATATATGAGCACATGACCTTTTCCTGGATTTTTGATAATATCAGATGCTTCTTTTTGCGCTTGTTCAAGCCAATCTATTTTGTCTGACAAATCATTAATATTTTCTTTTGAGTCTTCAATTACTTTAGCAAAATCAGTTCTCGCTTCACCTAATTCGATTGACTCATATTGATCTAAAGAAATATTCCACACAGTTTTTACAATTTGTGCCGTTGTATTAATGTTTAATTGATTAAACGCAACCGTTACCCAATCACATAAATCTACAACCTCAAGGCTTTTAAGTTGTTCATCTGAGACGGAACTCGCTAAGTCTACATAACTAGCTTTTATACTCACACGAGGAATCCCCACATTATTAGACTTAATAAACGATTTAACCATGCCGCGTAAAGCTTCAACATCTTTTGGCTCTTTATCACTAAAATCAACCATTTGTATTCTACGTTCCGTATAATTACTGACATAGTCACTATCAATATATATTTCTGGTAGAGTGATTACTTTTTCATCATCGCCATTACCGATTTTAGCCCAGCCATATATTGAAGTATACGTATTTTCAATGGATTCCTCTTGATTAATATCTGTTAAATTTTTACCGTAGGCAATGACTACATTCGTATCGGTACCGGCTTTTGCTAACAAGCGAACTTGATTATTATTAAAAAGATATTCCCCACCGAAATTATCTAAAATTGAACCAGCGACACCGCCTAAAACTTCTTGCGCATTTTTATATTTTGCGGGGTCTGTAAAATCAATTGAAGATGTAGTCCCCACATCACTGTAAAAAGTAAAATCACTTTTAGGCTCCATCTGACTTCTTAATTGATTCAATGCTGTTTGTGCCGAAATATTAGAATATTTGGAACCGATTTTTACCATTGTGCGCAACAATTTATAGCGATAATGCTCACAGTAAACAGTGACAATCCCTTTGATTGGTTTTGTAATTTGTGCAATTTCAAACCGTTGACTTTTAGCGACCAATGTCGGTCCAGCGTCAGCGACTATCCATCTTCCTACTTTCAGCTCATGAAACAAATTCCCTACCACTGGATACTGGAATGTCATATCATAAATACCATTACGTTCCCTTGTAGAAAGAGGATTTATTGCATCTTGTAAAGGACCTATGCCTAGGGAGTTCCAATTGTTATTTTTCTTATCATGTAAAATAATCGTGCTCATACGGCTAAAGTCCTCCATTTTGGCTTAATTTTAAAATCAGTGATATAGGTATAATTGATAATGCTTTCGCCTGGGGGCAGAGTGATTGGGTTATAACCATCTGTATTTAAAAAGCAATATTTTGTGATATTAAGGCCACCATCTTTATAAGCAATGCCTTCTTCGCAATCTAGCGTAATTTTTCCTGTTCCAGCTTCTTTTGCAATCCTGAATTGTTGGCCATTAATATAAATATTACTATCTTGTGTACTACTAGTTTTATTGAAAGTTATAATTGGCAGACTAGAAAAAGCTTCTGGATTCCTAATACCACCTCCACTTTTTATATCTCTTTCATCATCACCATCAAGACGAAAAACGAACGGCTGGCACTTAAAAACAAAATCAACATCTAACCAACTTCTTGTTTTGTCTGCTGCATCTACTTTGCTGTAGCCTAGCGCTTTATAATAGTACTCGCTGTATTCACTAAAAATAAGTGGGGCATAATCTTTCGATAAATAAAGCCACGCAGCTATATCCCTTAACTGCGCAGCAATGGTTGTATCTGGTTGTTTATAAAGTCTTACCGGAAAGACTTTCTCAATGTCGTTATATTTTCCTTTATCGTATATGACATCGGAATTTCTTCCGTCAATTTCTGTAAACTGCAGAGCGGCCTCTGGAATAGTAAACATCATTTCGTTTCTTATTCGCATAGAGAATTCATTCGATTTTTTTCCTCTAAATTGAAAATATGGATAATTCGTTAAATCCATTATAACCGCCCCCTTGTTTGTCGTTCTGTGAGTGTTGCCAATTGTTGAGAAGTTTCTTCAATTGATTTTTCATTAGAAAGATCTGCATGTTCAATGTTTATATTGATTGTAGGACTATAAGTTTTTGCATGGTTGCTATTGTTTACAATTTGGCTACCTAAATTAGCAGCGCCCATCATATTAGTGTTTAATGCTAATTCGGGGCTAGTAAAGTTAAAATTTGAAAAAGCATTGTCAAATGAAAGTGTATCCGCAATTTGATTAGCCATAGGCTTAATTGTTTTTTGGACAGATTTAAAACTCGCTTGTAAACTTTCATTTAAACCACCCATAATCGCTTTACCAGCTGGAATTAAAAGTTTTCTATCGTAACTAATAGGCCCTTTATGTTCTCGTATCCAATCACCAATACCACTGACAAACTCTTTCGTCGCTTCCCATGCATGTTTAAGCCCATCAGTGAAACTTTCCATAATTGCTCGACCAGCCGCAAATAGATCAAAATCCATAGCAGCTTTTACAGTTTCTTTTACACCTTCCCATATATCTGATGCAATGCTTTTTGCTGTACTCCAAGCACTTTCCATTCCTCTTAATGTAGCATCTGCAAGATTGGCTACTGTTGATTTAGTATTTTCCCATTTTTCTGCAGTGGCTTGTTTTACACCTTCCCAAGTATCGAATGCCCACTGTTTCGCTCCACTCCATGCGCTTTTAGCCCATTCTAGAGCGTTCTTTGCAGATTCTGATACTGTCGTTTTTATTCCGTCCCATGTTTCGGCAGAAGTTTGCTTAACACTTTCCCAAGTATCGGATGCCCACTGTTTCGCTCCACTCCATGCGTTTTTAGCACCATCAAGCGCACTTTGTGCCAAATTTGAAATTGTACTGGTAATTGCATCCCATACAATAGAAGCTATATTGCTAATCCCTTCCCATATATCACTTAAGAAGTTTTTTCCAGTTTCCCAAACTGTTTTTACAAAATTGACTACGCCTTCAACATATGAACCAATTATCTGTTGTATGCCGTCCCAGATCATACTACCGGCTTCTTTAATACTTTCCCATATCATTGATAAGTCTTCCTTTAATTGTTCCCAATCACCAGTTATCAAATCAATCAAAAGTAGTATAGGGCCCATAATTACAGATTTAATCAATTCCCAAACGCCTTCCGCAGTCGTTTTAATTCCTTCCCATATACCAGTAATTGTTTCTGTGAAATTATTCCAGAGTTCTACAATGCCATCAACAATAATCATCACTGTTGGCCCTATCGTTTCCCAAATAGCGTTAAATATATCAACTGCAGACTGCCAAATACCTTTCAAAAATTCAACAGACGTATTAAATGCCGAAACAATTCCATCTAATAAACTTTGGAAAAATTCTGTTACACCGCTCCATAAATCTTTCACTGTTTCTATACTAGATTTAAAGATAGACGTTATATCTTCCCCTAGCTTTTTGAAAAAATCCAGAGTACCCTTCCAGAGCTCTTTAACCGTTTTAACTGCAGAATCAAAAATATCTGTTATTCCTTCCCAAACTCCTTTGAAGAAATCGACCATACCTTCCCAAGCCTTTACAAGCCAGTCTGTGAAGGCTTTCCATGCTTTTTGACCAGACTTAGTTTTGGTTATCCAATAAACTAATCCAGCAACTAATGCTGCAATGGCTCCTACTATTAAAAAAATTGGATTAACAGACATAACCGCATTAAACGCCGTTTGTATTCCTGTTCCAATTTTAGTAATTAAGTTCCAAGCTTTCTGAGCTTTAACTACTAGATTGATATATGTTTGCCAGGCTTTGTAATACAGAACAACGCCAGATATAGCGACACCTAATGCCACTATTACCCCTTTAAAAACATCTGATGCAGTCGATCCGCTATCAATCCATTTGATAAAATCTTTAGCTTTTTCGGTTACTTTAAAAAAAGTATCTACTAGCAATAGAACAGTATCTATCAAAGTCTCAGTAATAGAAGTACTTGTTTCTCCTAGATTAAAACTACCAAAGAAATTGGAAACTGCTTCAACAGAATCGAACAAAATATCTTTTAAATTATTAAATGCAGCTCCTAATTTTTCAGGAACATCAACAGAACCTAGAATATCAAAAAAGTATTGAATATTTTCTAATACATCTAACACAACATCTTTCAAGGTAGTAAACACATTTGATAAGATATCAATTAAACTTGAACTTTCACTACTTTTCGATATCTCTCCCCAAAATCGTTGAAGAATATTTATTACGTCATATACAATAAATCCTATTATTTTAAAAGCTTGATCGAATGTATCAGAAAAGATTTTTATTATTGATTGATTATCAGCAAAAGCTTTTTTTATTGAATCAATAACAGGAATTAAGCCGTCCATGGATTTTGTAATCGCTGAAAATGTATTATTTACAATGCCTTTTAAGCTATTCAGATTAGCTGCAATACTTTTTCCAGAAACTTTCGTTACGATCTCATCAAATTTAGTTAACACATTTGCCATTCCATTGGTTATAGAGTTTTTTAAGTTTGAAAAAGAGGTAGCTATCCCTTCTGTAGTTTTTCGAGCGACTTCTTTTGTTCCGCCTAAGCCATCTTGAATATCAATTAACCCTTGGTTGAACTGTTCAACGGTAACCTGACCACTTTGTAAGGCTTTGTACAAATCTTGTTGCGCAGATTTGCCTGTAAAGCCAAATTTTTCTGCTAACTTATCTAAGCCAAAACCCATGGTTTCTTGTAAAGTCGTATAGGAATCAAGTTCAACTTTCCCCGTACGTAAGATTTTCATGTATTGCTCTGTCCCACGTTGTGCTTTTTCGCCACTAGAACCACTAGCAAGTAAAGCATTGTTTAAAGCAAGTGTACTGTCAGCCGCTAAATCGGCATCTTTAAAAACACTATACATTTGTTGCGTAGTGTCACTCACATCTTGCAATTTCGTTGGTAGCCCATCAATTCCTTCTTTCAACTTATTCGTTGCACGGGTAGCATCATCTGTACTAGCTCCCATAGCTGTTAAAACTTTAGGAAACTGGTTCAACTTGTCAAAACGTGTAACTGCTCCTTCAATTGAGCCTTTTAAAACATCAAATGCTGCACTGCCCAACTTAACGAGCCCCATCGCTTTGACCATGTCTCCAATGCCTCGACTTGCTTTGGCGGACTTGCCTTCCAATTGGTCTAATTGATTATTTAGCCCTGTGACGTCCTTCCCATTCACGTCGACATCAATTACTACACTTCCATCAGCCATCTTCTTCCTCCTCCCTTACGTAATTTGGTAATGCATAACGCCTTTGAAGTTCTCTCATTTGTTCCTTGTGTTCAGTACTTTCTCCTTTTTGCGGTTTCCAGTTACGGATACTTTTAATTTTTTGAATAGGTGTGTCATCTGGCAACGATTCTAGCAATACTTGAAATTCTTCCCAAGACAAACGGCCCTGTTCCTCAAATAAATTGATACCTATTTGTCGAAAAGAGGCATAAATGTATTTTGCATCTAATACAATGTCCATATCTTTACTGACTGGTTTCATCGGCATAACATTTCCTAATTCATCGGTTACCACTTCTGATTTTTTACCAAAGACGAGATAGGTATCGTATAGTTCTCTGAACATCTCAAATTGAGATACAATATCTAGTCCTACATCACCAACTAAAATCTTTATACAAGTCTCTACCTTGTCTGGAAGATTCATCCCGTCATCAGACAGCACGTCGAAAACATCCAACACACGATCAAAAGCAAGATTTAGAGGATACTCTTTCTCTTCAAACTCAAAAAAAGAGGGCAGCGGATCGTTTAACCGCATTGCGCTCACCCTTTCTTACTAACTTTTTTCAAGTACTTCTGTTTTAAGCGTTGGGAATTTTTAGTTTGTTCCTCTTTGAATTCGTCCAATTGATCGGCAATCCCGTTGTATAAATCAAAGAAAGCGTTTAGCCATGCGTTGATGTCTGGAATATCCGCATACAACGTATCGAATGTCCCTTCGCCTAACATGACGTCATACCCTTTTGCTAACAACTCTTTGTACGGCTCTAAGTCCAAGCTATCTGCATCGTCTTCATTGGGTCCTTCAATCGAATCTACTTCTTTTTCAAACGCTTCATAGTTTTTTTGTACCTCGATTAAATGTTCTGGTGAACTATCAAAGAAAAATTCATGTCCTGCTAAAATGACTGGGAAACCTGTGCGTTTTACGTTAATTTCTAATGCTTTCATTTAATTACCTCCATAAGAAAAGGACAGCCAAATAGCTGCCCTTTATTTTCGTATTTATGATTGATTATTCAATGTTAAGGTGTGTTGAGCTGTTTTTTTACCATCCTCTGTTGTTCCTGTTGTGGTATAAACACCAGCCGGTACCGCTTCTGTCCAAGTAATATTTCCTGTTTCAGAGACAGCAAGACCTTCTGTTTCAGGCGTAATCTCATAGGTTGCTTTTTTGTTGGTTGCATTTTCAGGCAAGACAGTTGCTGTGATTTGTCGGCTACCTGCAGTACCCGCATCTGCTGTTGATGTTTTAGGAGAAAACTCTAAGCCAGTTACAGCAATCGGTAACGTCTTAAATGCCGGTACATCTACTTTCTCTCCACCGTCTACAAACCCTACTTGGTACGTTCCTGCTGGAACATCCGTATTGGGCTCAATGCCTATAATTTCTAAAGGGCTTGGACTAGCCGGAACAACGACTTCCTCACCTTTATAAACGATATATTCTCTCGCCATGTTAGATTCCTTCTTTCATATCTATGATGACCCCAGTTGTAGTCGGCGTTATTTTGTCGACTACTGGGGCTACGCTTTTGGGCTGATTTCTGGCAACGTGTCAAATTTAATTGAGCAGCCGAATTCTTCGTATGCTGTCGCATCGCCAGAACCTGCCTTAATGCCTGTAACTGTTGCACGTCCAATATAAACATCACCATTGGTTTGTACGACTTTATGCCAGATTTTACGGCCGTCACCTAATTTGTATTTTTTACTTGCAATTAATTGTTGTGCTGGGTCTTCTGCATCGTACATGCCTTCTGGTGTATACGTACCAGATACTGATACCACCGTTGTTTCAGGTGTACCATCACCGTCATAAAAACCTGTGTCGTCTGTTTCTTCGTCTGAATCGTCACCAATGGTAGAGATATATTTAGCTAGTCGTAACCATTCCGTATCTTCTGTAGGAGCTGTTTCTTTCCCTGGTGTATATTCAGCGATATAGTGTTCACGTTTCGCATTTTTTTCACGTGCAAACATTTGGATATCCATTTTTAATAACATTATTTTTCCCCCTTGAATGTGGTTAATTTTGCTTGAAAATCTAATAAAAAAACGAACCAACCTTGTTCATCTGCTTCATTGATGAAAGGTCTGTTCGTTATTGTTAAATTGTTATACTCAAAAGAGCTATCTTTACTTGGTAGTTCTTCAATGTTTTCTAAAACATCCGATAGTAGCCATAATGTCCGCTCTATCTTAGCACCGTCTTTTGATTTCATGGCAATTTCATAGTTTAACAACTCGTCTTTGATTCCGTCATAATATTCGGTTTCTACCTTACCGCCCGGTAATGGGTAAATCACTAAGCTTTCTAGCGCTGAAAGGTATCCTTTCCGGATATTTAACGGCAAATTTGGAATCTGATTTATCCTTTCGTTTAAACAATCAAGAAAATCCATTATTTAATACCCGCTCCTTTCAAAAAGGCACGTTCCCACGAATTCATATAAGCACCTTTTGCTTTTAAATCCCACCGTGGTCCAGTCCCAGGCGTAGTATATTTTTTTCCATTTAGATAAAATTGGCGTTTCGCATATTTTGTACCATAAATAATCTTTTCACCTTCACTTGATAAATGAGCGCTTTGCCTTAAACTATTATTTTTTCGTGGTACAAATTGATTCATATCTGCCATCGCTTGATTACCCAGCGCATATCTGCCTCGTCTCATTGCCTCAGGGCTTACTTTGGTTCTTACACCGCTTAAATTCACCTTAATCCCCATCAGACTACCTCAATCTCATACGAGTAGACATCATTCGAATAGGCTTCAATTACGGTATCAACTTTAGTGATTACGTGTTCTTTGTCATCGTAAATAACTACTGATTGTTCTTTGAACTCAGGCAAAGGCGTAGTCAATTCGTGATAACAGAAAATCAATCCGTTATAAAGCAATTGTTTGCCACTTGATGAAAAAGTATATTGGCTTCCTCTGTCAATTCGGCAATACTCAATAAGGATCGGTTCCTTGTATACTGGCTTGTTCCAATCGCCCTCCCCTAAGTACTCTTTATACTCAAAGGAATCAACTAAGAATTTTTTGGGTGGCTTTGGCATTAGCATGACGAAACACCTCGATATAACAAACCTGTACCTTCCAGATACAAATAAACGTCTTCGGCAGTTAACGACTTACTTTCGTTATTTCCAGAAGGATTGTAGCGACTGGCATTAGAAATACTCGTACGGCCTGCTGAAAAGCTTTGAGGGGCATTGTTGATACTTTCATACGTATCCGCACCAACATCGACAAAATACATTATTTGTGCACACAGAGCGAGTTTAAACTGTTTCACTCTAAATTGCCTAGAATCTTTCATTATATCATTGAACTGATAAAAGTAATTCGTTACGTTATCAATCGCTGCGGCGGCTTTTACTAAATATTTTTCAAAGTTATCTTTATATTCATCTGTGGCGCCTGTAAGCTCTTTAAACTCTTCAAAATCAATATAGGACATCTTAGATTCCTCCTAAAAAAAGAAGGAGACTAAGCTCCTTCTTCCATTTCAATAACTACCCCGCTTGTTGTCGGCGTTAGTTTACCAACTTTCGGGGCTACACTTTTGGGGCAACACCTTTAATAATCGCTTTAGCATTTTTTTCAGGGATATATTTGCCATACTTACCTGCCGCTTGTAACGCTGTGCCTGCGAAATCTTCTGAATCCATAGCACGTGCTACTTGAATACCTACGCCAGCTACACCTACGTTATCAGCTGAAAAAATTGCTACCTCATTTGGTTGAAATTTTTCATCTGGTAACTCTTCTAAAACAAACCCTTTAAATTTGTATAAAGTTTGTTCATCAACATTAGCGGATGAATTTTTAGAAGTTGTTGCAAGTTTTGAATCAATTAATAAGTCGTAAACGTCTGAATTAACATAGGCAACCCATGCAACGTTTTGAGAAACATTGTTATTAACAAATTTCTTATGAGCATTAGAAAATAGTTTTGTAATACCAGCTTCATCTAATGTAGTGGTTAGTTCTTCACTTGCATTGTCAGATAATGCTTTGCCTAACAAGTTATCCACATGTTGCGCCCAGGCAACAGCATGCAAAGCTAAGCGCTCTGCTACAACTTGATCAGGAATATCATTTACAGTAAACTGATCGACACCTTCATGAATTGAAAGTGGCGCTTCATATTTAACTTGTTTATTGACTGATTTAACTTCTTTACGTTTACCAAAACGGCTTGAGCTGCCTGTCCCTGTTCCAAATCCTACATTTTCATCTGTCGAATATGCTTGAATAACAACGTCCGTATCTGTAACTTTCAAATCTAGAAATGTATCGTTTTGAGAGACTCCGTCTTTTGTCTGTAAAGTACCTCCGAAAGCACGTAAAAATACTGCTTTTTTAGCAAACAGTTCTGGCAAAATACCTGCATATTGTTTAGTGTAATATTTGATTGACATAATTTATTTCTCCTTCTTAAATATATTTTTCAACTGCTGCTGCAAACACGTCTGTGTTTCCTTTATCATTTTTAGGATTTCCAGGGTTAACGATTTGCGGCGTTGAAGCTGGGTCTTTATCGGTTTGAAACAAAAAGGCTTTATTTTCTTGTAGTCCCTTTAATTGTTCTTCAAAACCTTGTAAATTACCGTCGACAACTTTAATAGTGTCTTTATCTAGTTGACCAAGTAAGATTTCTTCATCAAGCGCATTCGCTTCTTTTAATGCTAATTTAATTGCGAAATCTTTTTGTTGTTCAGCTAACTGTTTTTCAGAATTATTTTTCGCCTCATCAAACTTTGTTTGTAAATCAGCTAATTTTTGCGTTAAATCATCGTTTCCTTGTGCTGATTCTTTTAAGGCCGTCAATTCTTCTTGGTTAGCTTCTAGTTCTTGCTTAGCGCTGTCACGTTCACTCTCTGCAGTAGCAACTTGCGCATTTAGTTGCGTGACCGTCTTACCATGTAAAGCCATGATAGCCTTCGCTGTTTCTTCCTCAATGCCTAATGCGATTAAATCCTCTTTTTTCATAAATCTGTTCCTCCTAAGTGTTTTTTGAGTGGCAACTCCCACTGTGAGCCGTCTTTTTGAGACTTCCGAGCAGGTCTAGGTATAAAATAAAAAGCCTAACGATAGTTAGACCTGTTTTCTTCTCTTTTTAAATATTCTTCGTAATCGGCATCTAATCGATCGTAAGGATCTTCCTTTGTCTCCATATTCACGCGAAACCCATATCTAATAAAAGCGATAGTGATTGCTAGTGATAAACCAATGACTGGCAATCCAATCACAATGGCGATAAATTTTATTAGCATAGAAACACCTCTTTTTTTATTTTATAAATCATAAAATCCCACTTCTTCTCTCTAAAAATCGTCATAGCGAAAATCTTTTAGCAACGTATTAACCGGGGTGTAAACTTTTTCACGGGCATAATTTCTGCCTAAATACTCATTAGAATCTACTAGTTCTCGTAGTTTCGCTTGGTTTGCTCTTACTTTCTGTTTCCATTGCTTGGCATTGTCAGTATGATCTAATGCTTCGGAAACCATTTGATTCTTTTTAAATTTGACTACTTGGCGCTCTAATTGCCGTTGACGTTTCGTCAATTCAGCAACTTTTTCATTTTCCTTTGCATCAATTTTAGGTTGATTATTTGTATTGATACCAGGGATAAAAGGAATGTGTAAATGATTGCAGTTAATCCCTCTATGCCCGCCAGCAGTTCCATATTCTGCGCCCCAATAAGGGTCGTAAATACTCTTATACTTTTCATTACTTGAAACAGATTCACGTAAATCGGCAACGTGTCCTTGAATCTTAGAACAAGCTTTTCTAGCCCCCATATGGCTAGTGACCAGTACCGTGTGAACGTCATACTCGCTCATACGGTCTTTTCGTAACTTATCATAGGTGTTACCTAATGTAGACTTTAAAACGGTTCGAACGTAACGTTCCAAGCTCCACGTATGACCGCCTTTATCTACAAATGTTGACTTAATCCCTTTCTGTGCCCAACTTTGTATAGTACGTTCTAACGCTTCGTCAAATGTAAATAACCCGCTGTTAAATGCAGCGACTGTCTTATTAATGATTTCATTGTACATTTGGCTGGTGGCTGTTCCATAACCGAAGTTAGTGGATAACAACGTTTGATTTACATAGTTGTTAATATCAGACCACACTTGGTCGTGATAGGCTTTCATAATATTGTCTAAATCTGTTGGCATAGGCTTTGGATCATAAGGTAATTCTTTATCAATATCTTTTACAATTTTTTGCCCGGTACTTTCAAACATTCGCTCTATTTCAGATTCAGCAATTCCTGTTACTTGAGAAATGACTTTTGCGGTTTCTTTGTTAAACAAATGTAACTCTTGAAGCTTTTCTCTTTGCCAATCTAAAATATTCTCGTTACCGTTTTTTAAACGCTTAGCGATGATTCGTATTAATTCGCCCTCTAACGATTGGTAGAGGTGTGACATATTAGAGGACCATAAATCTAATTGATGAGGCGTAATCATTATTCCTCATCTCCTAGTTCATTTTCCGCCGATATTCTTTCTTGTTCTGGGTAGTCCATTTCTAACGTTTCTGCTCTAATCTCGTAAACTATTTTTTTGGCCTCTTTTTCAGTCACACCCGTTAATTTCTGAATAGCGCTTAGTTTTGATGAAAGACCAGCTGTAACTAATTTAGAGTAATAATCAGCTTTGGCATCTTGAGATTGAAAAACACCGTCATCAAAATCTATATTAATGCCTAGTTCTTTTGAATATTTGAATAGATTAAATGCTGCGGCCAATTCGAATATAGTTGTAATTAATTCTTTTAATGCTTCTTCCACAATTAAGACATTATCTGAACGGGTAGAAAAAGTCTCAGAATTTTCGCTGATGATTTCCGTAGCTGTTTTGACTGATTGTCCATCAAAGCTAAATGTTCCACTTGAAAAACCGGTTTGTAATTCAACAATTCGTAAAATAAAATTGATTGTCTCAATAAATTCCTGTGACCGTAACGTAGGAACAAATTCACTAATAAAAGGATCGTCTGATTTCAACCGTTGATATACAGATGTCTTACTGTCAAATCGTTTTATAGGATTCCCTTTTTCATCATATCTAACTTTGAAGAAATGATCTGAAGCTAATATTTTTCTTCTCGCTTCTTCAACTTCATTCATAAATTCATCGTATTTTTCGTTAATATCAATCAATTGGCGCTTCGCGTTGTCAATAATACCTAAACTCAATGGACTATCGATATCTATGTTGTTTTTTCCAGCTAGTTTTATATAGACAAATAATGGTCGAGTAAATCCGACTAAAGCAGTCTCCTCTTTTAGTTCCTTGTACTTGTCTAATGTCGGTAATGGTACCCTAACACCTGTTTGAGATTGTTCTTCTGAACGATACAATTCGTTTCTGATATAGTAAGTGCTATTTTCCCACTCATGAAATTCTAAAAGTGTGTAATAAACATTTTTCTTACCTTCATTCTGTTGTGTAATCGTAGCAATAGCTGCTTCAGATATATCATTAGTGTTGGACTGTAAAGGGTAAAAAGTATCAGCTCGGCAAAAGGATATTTTTATTTTGTTTGTCTTTGTATCTACATAGGGACGTAGGACAAGCCCTCCTATTGCATATCCTGCTTCCAGCTCTTCACCAAAGTTCTTACGAAACTTATTATCGTTAAAAACTGATTGTAAAAACTGGTCCGCTTCATCATTATCAATGCTTATCGCACACCCGTCATTAAAGACTAGCTTAGCTAATTTGCGAGAAACTACTTTTGATACATTTAATGAATGAAAAGCCCTGTGCATACGCATACCATCACTATTAACGTAGCTCACATCAGGAAACTTATTTTTATATATGCGTTTGTTGTCTATTATTCTATCGATTTCAGCAGTATTTACTCCGATTTTTGGATGATCTGTAATTCTATTAAGTGTTTCTACCATACCTATTTTTGCACCTCCAATCCTGAACATCGCTTTTAATTTGTCAAACATGTAAACACCTCTTTTCTAGGCGATATAGGTTTTATAAAAGTAATTATTACCATACCTTGCTTCATCAAGTGCATGATTATATTTATCTACGGGCAATCCATTATCATTTCTCACATACATAGAGATTTCTTTTTCAAAATTATAGTGGTCAAATTCTTCTCCACATTCTAAAACTATAAATTGGCCACTTATCATGGTGTTTTGTAGTCGTTCTATTCCAACCTCTATCTTTAAACCATTACTTGAAACTTTATCGGAGCTATTGTTATCAGCTTTATCTGTAATAATCCCTATTAAGTCAAGCTCAGAACGTAACGTTTTACAGGCAGGATCGACAAAGAAATAATTCCAGTGTGGCAAATGGTTCCATTTTGTATAACACCACTCAACAAACTGTTTAATCTCTTTTGCATAAATTGACATCGCTTTTGTTTCTCCCGTATCCGTTCCGCTATGATAGTAGTTTGCTAAACGATACAGATAAAATTTCCCAGCATAGAAGGTGACAACCCAAAATGCACAGGTAGTTGCATCAGCTTGGCCACCATCAGCAGTAAAAAACGTTTCAATGATGTTTCCTTTTATTTCGGTTGCCTTGTTGTTCTTACCGAACATCGAGTAAATAACACCTTGTGGTAGCACTCTATGACCATACCAGTCACGTTCTAAAAGATATTCGCTACTTGATAACTCATCGTATAACTGCTGCTTTCTTGATTCACTTAAGATTGGATTATCATCTGGTGTCCAATGACGAAATAAAAAACGTCCTGATTTCTCAAAACGTTCTAACAATTCTAAATTAGGGTGATTCGGTGCTGGCGGATTCTGTTCGCCTAAATGATAGCGCCATTCTGCAGCAAAAGTACGTCTAAAGCACTCATTAATGAAATCTTTATGCAGCAAGTTAAATTCTAAGAAAGTAACTGAGCCTAACGACATACCCGTAATAGCACCAACCGAATTGATTTTGCCGCCGCCTTTGTAATAAATCTTTTTTTCTCCGTTAGGTGCATATAAAAGCAAATGGTCCCCATGCTCATCATGTCGAATATCTGAAACACCATCAAAGATATGCATTAAGCCTAAACCGTCACCGTCCATAAACATTCGGAAAGCTTGTTCTTGATTATAAGCAGTCACAAGATGGTTCTGGTCTGGTGAGCGTAAATAGAAGTCTGCCATTTTAAATATATCACTGGTGGTTTTTCCGCTACGAGGAGTACCTTCGTTTAATTCAAAGGTCACTTTGCTTGTGTTGAAATTAATATTCGCTGCTTGCTTATCACTAAAATTAATTGTCATTGTTCACACCTCGTGATTTAACGTTGAGCAAAGCTTCTAACAATTCGTTCGCTTTGCCTCCAGCAGTTAACTTATCGGCCTGATTCGTAAGTATTTTCGCTTCTGCTTGTGTTTTTTCCATCTTCGCAGTTATCAAGCTTAATTTTGCTCTTCGTTCATCGGCTTCGTCTGCGATAGCTACAAATTGTTTAATTAAATTTGATAGTGTTCCCATTGCTCGAGATTGGGCGGCTAAAAAGTTAGCTTGTTTATCCCACGCGTATTGAACTTGCATAGTAGAACTGCTTCCACTTTCGCCAGATGACCAACCCGACTCCTCTTTTGAGATATCTCCGACATCATTGACGTACATAATCTGTTGTGATCGGATAATGGCTGTATATTGAATCATAATGTTATTCCAAAGAATATCTGCCGGTTCTGATTGGGAAACGGTCTCCATTATTTCTATTGTCTCTTCCGGCATCCACTTAGCAAAAATTCCGTGTTTAACTGCGTTCTTATTCCCCTTAGGGGGCGAACCGCCTTTATTCCCTTGGGCATTTTTATTGCCTTTAAGCGTATCGTAACGTTCCGTTTCAATCGGAGCGCTCCGTTTCATTGTAGTGTCCCACTTATCTTGAGATTTCCATTTTCTAATAGTGGAATCTGTAACACCTAATTCAATTGCGATATCTTTTAATTTCTTTGTTCCTTCAGATTCTAACCAAAGATGTTTTGCCTTTTCTCTATTTGGATTTCTAGCTCTAGACATACATTTTACACCACCTCGCCATCTGTGTTCGTTTTGTAATTCATCTGTATTTACTTATATTCTCTTGTACATGCTTGTCATTCCAACACCCATGACCGCAATATAGCAACTTGCAATAGTCAATTTCTTGTGGTGTAGCTTCTCGTGTCATCTCAATGATGGAATAGTCTTTCTTAATCTGCACCGACATTACTACCCGTTTATGTTGGTTTTTCATGGGTTTCGGATAATGGTGGTTCAGAGATATGTACCAATAATTATCCATCCTTCATTCCCTCCAAACAAAAAAAGAAGCCATCAAGGCAATCTCTTTTATTCTTCATTCTTATTTGTTATAATTTTATTAGGTAGCAACTCCTTTTATTTTTAATCAACACCTTATGTAATTCATAATTCAATGAAAAGACACATAATTTGCTACCTAACCGCTAGTATGTCACCACTAGCGGTTTTTTATGTGCTTCTGACAAGACAATTAATGAATGATTTGCTATAATTTATTCACGGGTAGCAACATACCTTAGAAAATTTCTTGCACATGAAATTCCTCATATCGTACTAGCTACCTAACCACCCATGATTAATTTCACTGGTGGTTTTTTTGTATGTAAAAAGAGACATCCCGCAAGCGGATGCCTCTCGTGAAGGAAAGAAACATCTATTGACGTTTCCTAATTTATTTAAGTGGTTTTGCCACTTATTGGCGGGACAGGAGTCGAACCTGCATGTACTTGATTAAAAATCAACCGCTCTCACCAATTGAGCTACACGCCATACCAGAAGGAGCTACCTTCTAGCAATTGCTAATAAATCAAATTAACCTTTACACACTCTCGTCAGAATGTTTTCCCATCAGGACGTAGCTTTCGCAGACTTTCACGGCTAAAATGATTATGTCACTGGCAAGGATTTGCACCTTGCATGATTAGATTTATCCGATGGGCCAAAGCCCTACATACGAACTTATACGTTGTTCCAATGTCTAATCTCACGTACGAGCGTCTACCTATTCCGCCACAGTGACTAAACTTAACTCTCGCAAACCTGTAGAAAAAAGAGAGAGGAAATTCACCTCACTTCTTTAGTTTTATAATTGGTGGTTTGCGAGAGAATCTAAATGAGATCACAAGTGACTAAACGAAGAAAGTAGATTTTTTTACTTCCTTGTAATCTCAAAACAAAAAAATAAGTAGGCAATCGTTCCGTTAATGTATTTGTGTAAGTGTGTCGCATTTCTTATTTTTTTGACACTATCATAATAACCCGTTTAGAAGGTATATGAAGTGTAGATAAAGTGTATAAAAAAGGTATAAAAAGTGTAGCAAATGGCTACTTAAAAGCAACCAATTCCAGTGCCGAAGCAAATTGAACACTGCTTATTTTATATTAATTTACGAAGTGTTTTACCTTCATCATTTAAGAGCCATACTGCAACAATTTTAAAATCTTCGTAATATGGCAGGTTAATTGCAGTTGTTTGCTCCTTGCCAAATGTAATGACAATCGGGTTACTATTGTTAAAAACTTTAACTGCGTCACTATCACAAGAAGTCCCTGAAACCCCTCCGATATAGTCCACTAAAAGTTTCGCTGCTTCTTTACCTTCTAATTCTTTTTTATTAAACTTATCAATTTGCAATAACATATAAATCTTCCTTTCTGTCTGTCTTTTTTTGCATATGCTAGCAATCGCCAAATATATCCCTTGCAAACTTGTAGAAAAAAGAGGAGGTTATTCACCTCACTTCATTTTATTGAGAACGTATGTCTGCAAGTGACCATCGAAAGTCAAATCAAACGGTGACTAAACCAGAAAGTGTTGTGTAATGTGTCCATTTCTTTGACTTTCGATGTTACTATATTAGCACTCAAATTCGTATAAAAACCGCCAACTTTCCGCCAAAAAACCGCCAAAATTTTATTTATAGGCAATTATTTTTCCATTGCGGTAAGCTTCTGCGAATTCAATCAAAGCTTCTGATTTCATTCTTTGAATACTTCTTTCGGAATAGCCGACTTCTCTAGCAATCTTGTAATTAGAGTAATGGTCCTGCACACAGAAACTATAGTGCAAAATTTGTCTGCTAGTTAGGCTTAATGCCATAAGCCCAGATAAAATTGCGTCTCTTTCTGCTTCTGCATCTGCTAATTGTACTAGCGCATCTTCTGCTTTGTTCCCATGACTTTGGCTTTTAGGCATATCTGTAATAATTGGTGATTTTAAATCTATCAAAGAGCGACCAGCTATTCGCTCTAAACGTCTAAAATTCTTCAACACATTTCTGGCATTCGCTTTTGTTTGTCGAAAATCTACTTCTTTTAGCAATTGAATCAAGTGGAATCGCTCCTTTTGTGGTATAATAACTATGTCGAAAATATTTCTCACAGCCGGAGCAATCTGGCTTTTTTTATTTTCTACTAAATAAACTTTTTACAATACGTACTATGAGATAGTATTTTCAAATACATTTACTCATGATATAATCATATTAACTTTCTTGGGGATTTTATTTCTGAAATAAATTTCTCCTTTTCTATGATAACTGGCGGAAAACAGTTATCGATAGTTCCTGTCTCCACCAGAGACACAATGTCAACCTTATTTGTTGGCACTATTAGCACTTTACTTGGGAAAAGTGCTAACTACCACATTAGTCAGCCATTGGTCGGCTGGCTTTTTGTTTGCAAAAAATCAGCTAGTTATTGTAAAAAAGTTGCAATAAGTTAAAACTCCAATGTAATTGGCCTCCCGTATTTTTAAATTCTCCATTCGCCATCTTTTGTATTGGTTTTATTCATATGATTTCTTTCATCACGAGCAATTGTATAATCGAAAAATAAATCGGCTTGCTCTGCTCCATGCAGGTACTCAACATACACGCCGTCTACTTGACGGCCTAAGATATAAACTTCTGGATAACTTAGCATTGCTTATCCTCCACTTCAATTAAATCTCTTTTCATAAACCAAAACTCACATAGTACAATTGCTCTTTCTAGACTTCGTAGCCGTTATCAATCGCATTCAATAGTTTTACTTTATTTTCTGGATGTAAAAGCCAACCCTCAACATCGTCAGTTATCAATGTATATTCGTTATAATATAAGCATTCTAACTGTTGACCAACGAATACCATAAATGCAGCACCAGAGCTTAGTTTTTTATCACTAATTCTACCCTTTAAACCATCAAGCCAATCTGCCACGAATTTCTCTTCATGTGAAAATATGACTTTTTTCGGTTCGTCTAGTTGTTTTAAATCGTTTAGAATTTCCTTTCGAGCAACGCCATAACCTGCAATATACATTCCTTTTAAAGATGGATTAACTGGAAAGGAGCTTATTTCATATGAGGGCGCACCTTCCTTGCTTTCCCACTTCTCAATCAATTCATTCTTAGCCATTTGCTTCCTCCATTCTGATAAATTTTGCACATTCAGAAATTGTAATAACTCTGTTTTCATATAAGTGCCAGCAAAAATCTCTAAAAGTTCTATTTTCAAAATTAAAGACTTCATACAAACGCTTAACACTTGAATATCTCATTTCGCTTCCTCCTGTTCAATAGACCACTGGCTAAACGCTTGTAAGACATGCTTCAATTCATCATCATTTAAGTCACCATATGCATAAGCTACTTGCTTATACTTCATTTTTCCACCAGTAGTTGATAGAAACCCCATAATTTCGATAACTTCACGTAATCCGTTTAATTTGCATGATTCTTTCAACCAATCAAGCACAATCTGCTGATTTTCGTTTAGATATGGTCTTTTAAACCCTTTTACGATGTATAAAACATCTTCTGCAGACATATTTCCTTCTTCAATGCGATCCATTTCTAATTGACGTTCAATTTCTTTTATTAGTTCATGCATTTAATTTCCCTCCAATAGTTCTGGATTTTCATGGATATTCCCAACAATCTCAATATCGTCGGTAGCTTCAAATAAATCCTCAGATATATTTTCCCACTCGTATTTAAATGCACCATTTTCAAAAATTACTTGTCCGTGCACTTCTTGATGGTCATCCCATCCAATATCACCCTCAAAAAATTCAACGCCGTTCTTGTCTTTCAACCCTGTTGATTGCATGAGAACATATTTATCAATCATTCCCCACATGCCATTTTCTAGATTGATAAGAGGCGCTATAAATCCTGTATCATCATCAATAGTCCATTCTACATTTTTATCTTCATCTGGATAATACATTATGTTTTCTTTTACTGAATATGCTCTAAACTTTGGAATCATCTTCTTCACTCGCTTTCAACTCTTGTTTGCTTAAATATTCTTGGAATCTCACTTTATCTTGCACATTCCAAACGTGGTTACCATAGTTTTTATACTCAGTTCTAGGCATTTTTTTATAAGGGATTTTTTCACGTTGGCAATGTGCGATTAGAGACGACATCTTAATGTTTAATTTTGTGCATATTTGGCTGAGGTAGTAATCTTCGTCAATCAAACGTCGGATTTCTGTATCTAGCTCTTTAATCTTCTTGTGCTTTGTCAGCCCTAATTTTTTAGCCCTAAACTCAACAGCTCCAACTGTACGATTTAACCTATCAGCTATATACTTATTTTTCATAGATAAATAGTGCTTTTTTAAGAACTCATCCTCTTTTTCAGACCATAGACGGTGCATGTAGCATCTAAAATTATCTTCTTTTCGCATTTTGCACAATTTTTTTCTAATCGCATTGGTGCTTCTATTTAAGTGCTTAGAAGCTTCAATTAGCTGAGTATCGTTTTCAAAAACAAAATATTCTAAATACACTAGTTCGTCTTCTGTCCATTTTCTATACATGAAATCACCACACTAGGAAAGTTGCATCAATGCACCAAGAATCTTTTCATCATCCTTACTCTGTAATTCATCAATGATATGCATATATGTTTCTTGAGTAGTAGTCACGCTTGAATGTCCTAGACGTTTAGCTATGCTATGAGTTGACACCCCGTCAGCGAGTAAAATACTTGCATGTGTATGTCTAAGTCCGTGCATTGTGATGACAGTGATTCCTGATTCTTTGCATTTTCTGATCAGGTGGGAATTGTATGTTGAATTGAAAATTCGTTTATATTTGCCTGTCTTTTCATCTCGATTTACAAAAATCAATTCATCTTGAGGTAAATTTTCAATGAGCGGTTTAAACTGACCAACTATTTGCCAATCGATGCTTATCGTTCTAACAGAACTTTTGTTTTTCGTATCCTGAAAAAACATTGTAGAATTTTTGTAGTTCAATGTTTTATTAATGCTGACGGTATTTCTGGTCCAATCAAAATCAGCTGGTGTTAACGCAATGGCTTCCGCAAAGCGCATTCCTGTTTTTGCAACCAGTAAAATGAACCAATCCATATTTATCCCTTCGCCAAGTTCTAGTGATCTCAACAGCTTTTGTAGTTCGCCTTTTTGCAGGAATTTTTTCTTTTTTGGTCTCGGCGGTATTCCTTTGATAATCGCTTTGTAGGTTGGATCACGTTTAATTAGTCCTTCGTGATACATATCTCTTACACAGCTGCCAATTTGGTGATGAAAATCCATTGTTGTCTGCCGCTCATGTGTCAGAGCGTATTCATTAAGGATGCTTTGATAAGCCTTTCTATCTAATTTATCTATCGTTAAATCAGGGCAAATTTCAGTAAGGTGTTTGTGGGCTATATAATATTTACTAACTGAGATATCTCTAATTGCACCGACTTTGTAAGTTTCAATCCATTCTAAAAAATAGCCAGCAAAAAGTCTGGGACGTTTGCTCATTCGTTTTCTCCTCCTAACACGCTGGGACTTTCGATGTGATCAATAGCTTCTTCCAGCCATTCTCTGACTTGAAACTCTCTTGTGACCACATCGCTGTGCGGCATAACATTTACATCGCTAAAAGCCAACGAATCATCTTTTGAATTTTGTAAAAAGTAAATCTGTTTTATTTTTCTGTCTAGCGAATCACCGTGGACTACGGTGGCATTCATCCCACGAATAGCAAGATTGAACAGCAGGAACGGAATGGTTCTATCAGATAACTCCTCTAAATCGTAAAAAGTCATTGATGGTTTATATTCAAAAAAACCAATAGATAGTCTGTCTGCTCGCCATTTTTGTATGATCATTCCACCTGTCCCAGAAGCTACTTCATGTGTCAACCCACTTCCAGGCCCTACGATTTTTGCAATCACTTCCCCAATTGAATTTGGCGTAAAATCTTGCTTCTTAACTTTCCGATCAGCATGTTCGTCTTGAAAATATTCGTGAAACCAATCGAAAGTTAAATCTTTTTCTATTTCTAAAAATTTGTTAAACACGATTTCTCGTTTATCGCGACTTAGTAATATATTCATGAGCGCTTCTGGCGCTTTGTAGGCATCATCAACACCTAGCAATTCATTTATTTTTTCTGTTGTTAGTTTCATCGTTTTTAAAGGAGCAAAAAGCTTTTTATGCGGCCGCAAACTCCACTCCTTTCTATTTATTTTTTCTCTAGAACCTTTTTAAATATGTCATCCACTAATTTTTCTGGAATATTTGATCGTTCATTATAGCTTTTGGAAAAATTCCCCCAAGCAATTTCTTGTTTAATAACTTTATTTTTCAATCCCAAATGGATATTACTAGCAAATTTCGTGGGCTTCTGTAATGGATAATCATAATTGTTATACCTGGTTAAATTTTTAAATGGCAGTTTAAAATTCAAGACATCTTCGATATATTCCCAAATTTTGCCACTAGCGGGGTTCTCAATGATGAAATATTTTGGTTGGTACTTTTTTATAATTTTTATAGTATTAAAAACCGTTAACTCTCCATTCACTCTTTTTAAAAATTGCCTTTCATAAACATAATTAGTATCTTCGTAATCTATTGTGGTTCTTATAGTAAACGGGCTTGGTAATATCTGTGGTGCAAATAAATTATCTGTTACATCTTCTCTTTTCCAACAAGCATTACCATTTTTCATTGCACTAGCTACTGACCAGCTTTCACATGGTTGGCTTGCAATGATTAAATCTGGCTTTGGTAATTTGTCTAAAACTTTGAATAATTTATTATCATTAAACATATAAGAATAGTCCGCTAAATTCAGATGAATAAAATGGTCATTCTTATTTTCAATATCCAAACCTATGCTGTATATTTCTATATCTTCAAACTTTTGTGCAGAACGCTTATAACATCCGTTCCCACTATCAAATAGTGCCCATACTATCATAATTTCAAAGGAGTAAAGAATTCTTTACTGTGGCCACAAACTCCACTCCTTTCTGATTATTTGATTAATACATAAAATCCATTTTTCTTTGCAACGTCTCCTCGAATTCCCAAATGGCCTTCCAACTCTTCAAAGGTCCTTTTTGTAATTTTAGAAAGTTGCGTGTCATACCCCAAATTTCTAAGTGTCACGTATTCCTCTGGTGTTAATTGGTCTAAATCTATTGCCACAATTGGCGGAAAACGTTCAGCCGACGGCTTAAATGTCACACTAGTTAATTTCATTTTTTTACCTCACAATTTACCGCTTTATTTTTCGATTTAAGGCGTTTTAAATCATTTATGATTAATTACCCTAAACTAGTTTTAAAATCTAGCTACGGTTAAATCACGTTACAAAAAACAACAAATTATTTCTTCTTCATCCAAGATTGATTGCTCTTGGTTTTCTTTTTAGGTTTTTCTTGAAATGATTCTTCTTTCACTTTTTCAAGTAATTGTTTTGGCTTTTCTGGTGGAATTACAACGTTTACGACCTTTCCACCTGCCACTTCTGCAGCAAGATTCGCTAATTCATCGTCTGTAAAATGCATCGCCTGCTTAATTTGATTAGTGATGTTACCGTCTTTATCCAGATATCCACTACATTTCACTACTTTTACTTTTTCCACGTGATCACCTACTCTGTTTTTAATGTACTGCTTCAATTTTCGTATGCCTTTCCCTCGGTCTTGTCCTTTGCGGACAACCCAAGTGCCATTTATCCCGAAGTAATCAATGACACCTACAGGCGTTTCAATCGCAAATTGGCAACTATCTTCGAAGTATTCAAAGGGATATCCTAGCTCATAAATATTTTTCATTGCCTCTGTACTCATGAATTGCACATGAAATTTTCTTTTGTTTTTTAATTCTTGTGTTGGGTACTTTGTCATTATCTCTTTCCACCCCAAACCTTACAAATCGGATTCTTTGACGAATACTCCGTTTACCATTTCCCCTTGCCGATTTTTAATTTCGCTGTATGCTTGATTTAAGCATTCGTATAAGTCCATGTTATTTTGCATAGCGAGAATAATTAACGTCACAACCACATCACCTATACCATCTCTTAGATCATTTTCATTATTTCTTGCCAATGCAGCGCCAACTTCTCCGACTTCCTCAATCACTTTTAACATTTGCTTTTCTGGCTCTGCTTTATCTAAATGCTTTTCTTTCGCCCATTCTTCTACTAATTTAACTAATTCGTTCATCATTTCCCCTCCATGAATTCTTTTATTTGTCTATCAAGTTCCGCTTGCTCTTCTGGCGATAACTTTTCTTCTTGCTGGTTATTTGATTCTTTTGCCCATCCTGGTAAATTTTCAGTCCTAACATTTTGACGTTGGTAAGTCGTTCGTTGTTGGCCCCGTTCTTTTTCATTCTTGATTTCAAATTTTAGTTTTTCAAACTGCGCTCTTAGCTTAGAAGCACTTCTAATGTTTCCAAACCAGAATGAATTTGTCGGTAACCAATCAAGAACATAGTCAATTGCTGCAATAGTTTGTTGATCTCGTTCTTCGATTAGCCTAAACGTGTCAGCCCACTTTTCAATGTTCACTCTTTTCATTTCACTCGGAAAATCATTGATTAAATTATTTTGTAATTTTTGAGCAAGACGTAAATGTTCGTCAGAATATTTACAAGGAGATTTCTTTGGCTCTTCTTTATTATCTTTCTCTATACTCTTATCTCTATACTCTAACTCTATACTCTGGGCGACATTTTCAGGACATTCAGAGGACAATTTAGGGACATTGTCCACCTTTGACCTTTGCAAGCGTTTTTGTTTGGCTGCTTCTGTCTCAGATCCAACTAGTTCATTAAGTTGATTGATATATATTTCACCAGTATCGAGCAACTGTATTAGTCCTATTTTCTTAAATAAATCCATCGCAACTTTTACAGTGTCGACGGTGGAATTTGTGACCCTAGCGAGTGTCTCGGCATCGTAAGGGATTAACATGCTGCCAACGTTCCTTACTAACACCCCATCAGTTTTTAAAGATTTCAAACATAATTTTAGGTATATTAAGCAGTACTCTTTTCCGTTGGGTTGTTCTTCTAACCATTCGATTGTGTCTTCTTCAAAAAAGTTTTCTTTCAATTTAAGCCAGTAATAACGCTTTTTCTGTTTATCTGACAACGTATGCCCTCCTTCCATTTAAACTCCAATATGCAATTTCTTTATTGTTTCTTGATTTAATTTAATCCCTTTAACATGATATTTTTTCTTAAATGCTGTAATACCAATGTT